AGACCGAACTTGTTTTATCGACGAACCAGATCCAAACAGTCGTCCGCCACGAAACGTTAGGAGGGCGGGACTATCTTGTTGCTCCGGTGGTGGCGATCCGCGCGGGGGTGCTGAATAACGAACTGGCCCCGGTGGAAGAAATCGCGCGGTTCGTCGAGTCCTGGAACGGCATCCCGGTTCCCCTGGGGCACCCGGCGCGGAATGGGCTGCCGATTTCCGCCAACTCTCCAGAGTTGGAAGCGAGCAGTGTGGTTGGCCGATTCTGGCGCGCGGAAATGGTGGATGACCGGCTGCGTGGGGAGATCTGGATCGACGTTGAGAAGGCCAGGACGATGGGGGGAGATGCAGTGGTTGCGATGGAGCGGATTGAAACCGGAGTGGGGATCGAGGTTTCAACCGCTTACCATCGTGAATTGGAGCCAACGCCTGGCGTGATCAACGGCCAGCGTTATCAGGGTATTCAACGGAACATGCGCCCTGATCACCTGGCGCTGCTGCTGCACCAGATTGGAGCGTGTTCCTGGAAGGACGGCTGTGGCGTGCCTAGAACGAACGCAGAAACCAGCAATTTAACTAATCACCAGACTGGTGTGATGGTGGCCTTGTTCCCCTCTCCGGAAGCGGCCGCATCAATGGCGATTAATGCCGATGGGCTGCCCTCCGGCGCGATTATCACACCGGCGAACGAGATCCATCTCACCCTGGCTTACCTGGGTGACCTGGACAAAGGGGAAGTAACCATCGAACAGGGAGAACTGCTGCAGCGGGTGATGGATTGGGCAGCGAATACGCCGATCGTGCGCGGGATGGTATCCGGGTATGGACGGTTTACCACCCCAAACAGCGAAGGCCTGCATCCCATCTTTACACTGTACGACTGTGAATACCTGGCAGGCTGGCGCTATTGGCTGATGGATTGGCTGCCGATGAAAGCCAACCACGGATTTACGCCCCATATCACCCTGGCCTATATTCCAGCCGCGGCGCCGATGCCGAACCTGGCTATAGAGCCGCGAGAACTGGTCTTCGACCGCATCGGCATCGGCTGGGGCGGTCAAATCACCACCTTCCCATTGCAGGGAGAAGCCGCGGAAGTGGGAGCTGCCAACGCCAAATCGTCTACCAACCCCATCGCTGGAGCTCGCCAGATGTTTCGCAAGCTGGCCCAGGTTTTGGGATTCCCAGCCCATACGGAAGAAACTTCAGGGTCTACCCCTGTCAACAACCAACATATCCAAACCGAGGAGGGTTCAATGGATAAAAAGGATTTAATCGAAAGCCTGGCTGCCAACAAACGGCACCCATTCACCAAAGAAGATTTGGACGCCATGCCGGAAGCGGCCTTGACCCGGCTGAGCCAGGCGGTGAATGCCGGTGGGTGCGGCAGCGCCGCCGCACCGGCTGCCAGAACCGATCAATCTGCGCCCGCGCAAAACGCCAAGGCGGGAGACGTGCAGGTCCCGGCCGAGCTTCAGGCGCTGGCTGCATTCGTTCAGGATCTGGGCGGGCTGGATGGCGTGAAGAGCGCGTTATCGACCATCCAGGCGAATGCCGATTCGCAAAAAAGCAGCCTGGTCGATGAGCTCAAATCCAATGAACGCTGCGCTTTCACTGAGGACGAACTGAAGGCCATGCCTGTTGCTCAGCTCTCCAAACTGGCCGCCAGCCTGCGCGGCGTGAGTTATGCCGGCCGCGGTGGTCCGCGGGGCAACAGCCGCCAGGACGATGACGGGGTCCCTGCTCCTCAGCCGGTGATCCTGGCCAAGGTCGAAACGAAATAACCAGTTCCGATAATCACCGTTATCGGCATTGTTTTCCATCTATTTATCAGGAGAAATAGGAAATGGCCTCTCCCAAAACTGTCATTTTGAAAGGCGATCCGATCCGGAAGGAAGGCATTGCGCATGCTGCAATTACCCCCGGACATTTGCTGAACTTCTACACAGATGGCACGCTCCAGGCCCATGCCACGGCCGGTGGTAATGCGGCGCCGCGTTTTGCCGTGGAAGAAGATTTTGTTGGCGACGATATCACGACCGCCTACGCGGCCGGCGACCAGGTGCAGTATATCGTTGCCCGGCCAGGTGATGAGGTATACGCCATCCTGACCACCAGCCAGACCATCAAAAAAGGCGATGCGCTGGAGTCCGCCGGGGATGGCGCCCTGCGCAAACACACTGCCCAGGCGGTCGCAGAGTCCGGGTCAGCCTCCTACACCATCTATACCGATGCTGTGGTGGGCTATGCCGCCGAGGATCTGACGACCACATCCGCCGCGGCGCGCATTCGCGTCGAAGTGGCCTAATACTACATCCACTCGTCACTTATTTCGTTTTCGGAGGAACAAGAATGGCTCCAAATGATAACGCTTCACTGACCTCGCTTAACTCGTTCGCCGGATCTGCCCCGGCGCGCCTGTTAAACGCTGGTTTTGCGATCAATGCCCTGCGCACCAACGCCCTGCTGCGCCACGAGGAATGGCTGGAGATCGACCGGGCCGTGGTCGATGTGGCGCGCCAGACGCTGGTCGGCATCGCCGATCTGCGCCAATACGGGTTGATCCAGACCCTGGGCGGCCTGGGCACCATGCTGTCGGGGTATGAACAGCAAAGCGATATGACCGACGCCAACATGGACATGAGCGGCGTCACTCCAGGCGAAGAGGACAAGCTGGACTTCAACCCGGTGAATGTTCCTGTGCCGATTATCCACAAAGATTTTCGGTTGAACATTCGCCAATTGGACGCCTCTCGCCGCATGGGAGACGGGCTGGATACCACTCAATCTCAGGTTGCCACCCGTAAGGTTACCGAAAAGCTGGAAGACCTGTTGTTCAACGGGACTTCGATCAAGCTCAATGCGAACCCGATCTACGGCTATACGACTCACCCCAGCCGCAATACAGTGAATGCCGCCGGGGATTTTGGCGATATCAGCAAGATCTTCCCCACCGTGAACAGCATGGTGGCTGAAGCAGAAGCGGACGGTTACTATGGCCCGTATGGTCTGTATGTCGCCAATACCCAATACTCCGAAATGCGCGCCATTTACACCGATGGGTCTGGCCAGAGCGCCCTCACGCGCTGCCGCGAGAACATCCCCAATCTTCAGTACATCAAGCCATCGGGCCGCCTGGCCGCGGGCAACCTGGTGCTGGTGACTCTGATGCGGGATGTGGTGGACCTGGCAGTGGGACAAGATATTGTGCCGGTCGAGTGGGATGAAAAAGGCGGGCTGGAGCAGCATTTCAAGGTGCTGTGCGCCATGGTTCCGCGCATCAAAGCCGACGCTGAAGGGCACTCTGGCATCGTCCACGCCACCGGCGCGTAAGATTATTTTCCATCACAACTTTACCCAGGGGCATTCCGGCGTTCCGGATGCCCCGGTAGATTAAGAGGACGATATGAAATCATACAGACTGACGGCTGACCGGCATGTGCGCTTCGATGAAAAAGGCCAGGTCATTATCCTGCGCAAAGGCGACATCTTCAAAGCGACCGAAGCTGAACTGAAGGCCTTTCGGGATCGGCTGGAGCCAGTGGAAGTGGAGGAATCGCTTCCAGGAGACGATCTCAGCACTTCTGGCGAAGAAAAGCAAGACGAAACGCCTGATCAAAACGCCACAATCGATTCTGGCAATGAACCTGACGCCGGCGAAGGGAGCGAGCAGGCGCCTGACGGCAAAAACGATCCTGAAACGTCTCTTGACCACCTGATGAAACCGGAAATCTTGAAAGCGCTGGAAGCCGCTGGCATCCACTCTATGGATGTGCTGGCGAAGGAACTGGCAAACGATCCGGATCTGACACGAGTCAAGGGGATTACGAAGACCAAAGCCAAACAGATCCGTGAAGCCGTGCTGGCCATGCAGGCCAAAGAAACATCCACCGAGGAAGCGTAAATTATGGCCGAACTGACCCCTGGGACGCGCGTCGTCGGTGAACAGGTAAGAGATATTATCAGCACCAGCCTGACGGATGGCCAGGTGAATGCGATGATTAACACCGCTCACCTGGTCGTCGAACAGCACCTGGGAACAAAGAACCTGGCGCCTGACCTGCTGGAGCAAATCGAATTATGGCTGTCAGCGCACTTTGTTTGCATGCGCGACCCGCGAAAAAAACAGGCGAAGATCGACGAGCTGTCGGTCACGTTTCAGGGTGAAGTCGGTCTCGGTTTGCATGGATCCATGTATGGACAGCAGGCAATCGCCCTGGACCCCACCGGCAGCCTGGCCAGCACCACGTTGAAACGCGCTGTGATCAAGGTGGAGTAGCCATGTTCAATGATGAAGAACTGGCCGGGTATCGCCGAATGCAGGAAGAAGCAATGCTGGAAACCGCTGAGGTGTACCGAAACACGCTCAGCAATAAACCATCTGGCGGATTTAGCCAGACTGAGCAGCTTGTGATGGCCACACGATGCCGGGTCAGCGTCACCGGCCGCTCGCCGGAGGAAAAGATTATTGCCGAACGAGCTGGCGTCACAATGGCGTACACGCTCACCTTTCCAGCAGGTACGGAGATCCGAGAAGCGGACCGAGTTGTGATCACAGCCAGCGGGACCGGCATGCCTGTGCCCAGGAAATTTGATGTCATCGCTCCAGTCCGCAGGTCCTATGAAACCGCCCGGCGAGTCGTTTGTGAGGAAAAGCTCTAATGTCAGCAAATTCTATGAATTTAACCCTTAAAGAGCGACAACTGATGCAGCAGGCCAGTCTTAAGGTACATGTCCATTTCAAACCAGATTGGCGCGTCCATTTGGGAATAAAGGTTATTGAAATAGGCGCCTGGTTAGCGGGAATTGGGCGAACCAAGATTGTCCAGGAGGATCTTACAAATGATCGGTCGAGTCGTTCTGGTCACCAATAACTTTCCCATCATGGTTGAGCGCATGCCCAAAGCCGTCCGGAAGATTGTCTGGCGCACTGCTAATAAGGTGCGAACCCGGATGATCAACAGCATGAGCGGGCCGAAACATGGCCGAACCTACAGGCGCAACGCAATTACCCGCAAGTATTCTTCCAAAGGAAAGCGCGGGAAGCAATATGCTGATGCCGGTTTCAAAACCAGCCAGACCGCTGACCAGATTATCGTCACTGTCGGTTACCGATATCACCGCGCATCGGCGCCAGGCGAAGCGCCCGCGGTGGACCTGGGCAACCTCAAAGGATCAATCAGCGCGGAAATGACCGGTGAAACAACGGCCGTAGTGGGGGTCTCAGCGGAATATGGCATTCCGTTGGAATACGGCACCCGGAAGATCGCCAAACGCCCGTTTGCACGGCCGGCGGTCGAACAAGAAGAGGGTGATTTCATCGCCGCAATGAAGAACCTGGAGAACGATCTGAAATGACCGCCAGCAGCCTGACCCCAGCGGAATGGGTGATTGAAACATTGAAAGCGACCAGCGCAATTGCCGCGGCAGTAGACAGCCGGATCTACCGCAACCAGATCCCCAACCAGGCGCATCCGGTCTTCCCTTACATCGTGGTCACCAAGGTGCCTGGGGAGCCAGTGACCAATGCCAGCGCCGACATCATCATGATGAACGACCTGGTGGATGTAGATATCTGGGACCAGCAGGCAGACGATGAAAGCGTAGGGCTGCTCCTGGACCAGGTCATCACTGCACTGCACAAAGCCGCCGGCAATGCCATTCGCGGCGGGGTAG